TATATTTTTTATGTTATATTAATAATACGATGAATGATGAAACTTGATAAGGAAATAAATATTATGAAACTAGCAATCGGTACAACTGTATCATACATGAATGATCTTGGTGACAAATACACAGGAGAGATATCAGAAGTTATTTCTGACTCCTACGATGACGTTAAGCTAGAGGATGGTTCAGTTATATATTGGTCTAAAAAGACCAAGAAGTACGTTCCTGTACGTGACAAACACAAAGATTCTATCTTTTTTGAGATTAAAACACCTCTTGGCCTTGAGTATGCCTCTGAAAAAGAGTTATTCTAATATTATATTGTCTAAATATAAATTACCATGACAAAATATAGAGTAGTTAGTAAATCAATAATAGCTGATAATTTGGAATACGTAGACGCTTTTACAATAGTAGAGCATCTACGTGCTTCAAATCCAAACCATATTGACGTATACCATATTGAGAAATGTGATCCGCCAGATAAACCAGAGAAGAATAGGTTAGGACGCGATCCAGACCTACATTAATCCTTATAAATAATCATATAGATATATGTGAGGATTGGAATGGCAGAACAAAGTAATTTTATGGGGCTAGACGGTTTCGTTTGGTTTGTGGGTGTAGTAGAAGATCGTAATGATCCTGATGCATTAGGAAGAGTAAGAGTCCGTTGCATTGGTTTTCATACAGAAGATATTTCTGCACTACCTACAACCGATTTACCGTGGGCTCATGTTATGCATCCTGTTACAGACCCATCCATGCATGGTATGGGAAGTACTCCATCTTTTCTTGTTGAGGGTTCTTATGTTATAGGATTCTTCAGAGATGCTGGAGATAAACAACAACCCATCATCATAGGTTCTTTGCCAGGCAATCCAGAGTCTGCTGCTGATCCCAGATCAGGATTTAATGATCCCAGAGGAATAAACGCTATACAGACACAGTATAAAGGTAATCCTGTTTATGGGCCTTATCCTGTAGATGGTGAAGACTATACTATGGCATCAGGCCATGAAGTGGGTGAACCAGATACTAGTAGACTTGCTCAAGGTGAAAATTCTGAAAATCATAATGCATTAATTGATCGTCGCGCAATGAGACTTAGCGGTGATCCAAGCCGCACAGATACTATCTTTAACGATGGCGTTCCTACTGCAACCAAACCAAATCTATCCGCTGTATCTGATGTTGCAGAAACAGAGACAAGAGGATTTTGGGAAGAGCCACATCCTAAAGGTATTGCTGCATCTACAAAACCATACATTTCTTCACAATATCCATACAACCATGTTCATGAAAGTGAATCAGGGCATATACGTGAGATAGATGATAGCCCCGGCGCAGAAAGATTATTCACTCAACATAAGTCTGGCACATTTGAAGAGTTACATACAGATGGTTCAAAGGTTGTTAAGGTTATAGGAGACAACTACGAAATTATTGCTGGTGATTCTTATGTGTCTATATCAGGAAGTGTTAATCTAACAATAGCAGGAACGGTAAGAGAATATATTAAAGGAGATTATCATTTAGAAGTAGAGGGTGACTATACGCAAAAGATAGGTGGTAATATACGTACCAAGGTTGGATATAAAAGTGGTGGTAATGTTGAGGAAGAAATAAAAGGTAATCACGCATATAATATTAGTGGTTACATAAGAGGTAACATTGGGCCTTTAGAAGGTGGAGCTGCATCAGGTGAAGGTGATGTTGATATAAACATAGTTGGATCGAAAACAGAAATTATAGGTAAGAGAGCTACTATTTTTGCTGAAGATAATATTGCTATTTTTTCCAATAATGATTTGTTTGTTAGTGCAGAAAATAATATGACGTTAGCAACTAGCTCTGGTATAATGTCATTTAAGTCTGGTTCAGATTTAGATATGAGATCACAGACAGCTATGGTAATTAAAACGGAAACTACTATGTCTCATATATCAGGTACAACATTTGCAACTACATCTGGAACATCGTGGACAGCTACGATAGGAACAACATGGGGAGTTACTGCTGGTGATGATATTACAATTGTTGGTGGCCCAAATATCAACTTGAATCCATAGGAATAGTTATGGCTCACGCATTTAGAATAATGGACAGTACAAACGTAATAACAACTTATACTAATTATGATGACATACCATTAGCAACATTGAAACACGTTATTAGTTTTATACCAGATTTAGGAACAGAAGAACAGGCAAACGAAATATTACTAGAACCAGAATCTACAGTGACAGATAATGTTAGTGCTGAAGATGCGGTAGGATTAAAAACAGTTATTATAACGGAAGCTGGTGATAATCTTATAATGGAAATTGCAGATGGTGTAGATAGATTAGTTCCAGAGAATTTTGCAGATGGATTAGAAAACCATTTGGTGCTAGAACTAGTAGAAGGAGATAATCACATTGGGCCTTTTGTAAGATTAGAAACTGGAACAACGGATGTGTTATTAGATGAAGATGGTGGAAAGATACCTTTTGATAATATAGTAGGAGATGCGGTAGGTGTAGACCATTATCATCCGCCAGTAGGAGACTTTCATGTTGATGGTGATGGCCATACAGAAGAAGAACATAGAGAGATTGCTTTGTGGAATTTTAAATTACAAACATTAATAACACAGGAGAATACAAATGCCAGCAGTAACTAGAATAGGTGATGCAGATATACCACATTGTTCTGGTATGACTAGAGCTGTAGGTTCTCCAAATGTATTTGTTAATGGTATTGCGGTAAGTAGGCAAGGAGATATTAATACAGTACATCTTCTTCCAGGCGCACCTTGCCCACCTCATGTTGCACCTATAGCTATAGGTTCACTTACGGTAAAGATTAATAGTGTGGGGTGTGGAAGAATTGGTGATGGTATTAGTGCGTGTACATCAGTTGCGGCTGGTAGTGAAAATGTGTTTGCAGGGGGGTAGAATATGGATTTAACGACATCAGGTTTAGCAGGGACAAATGATAAATTTAATAATATATTAAAGAAGATTGACTCTACAGCAGAAACTATGAAAGCACAAATACAAGCTGATGCATCAGCTGCGGCCGCAGCAATTGGTTCTGAATTATCAGCTCTTAGTGGAGAACTTAGAAGTTTAGTTCCTCAAGGTGCTGCTTTACCGAATATCAATTTACAGTCACAATTAGAAAGTTTGTCTGGACTTGTCGATCCAACTCAAGCAGCAAATTTGCTTGCAAGTATTACAACAAGTTTTGGTACAGAACTTTCCGCATCTGGATTTAATTTAGACACTCTTGTTTCTGATGCAGCTGCAGCTGTTACTGGTGGTAAGAGTTTATCTTTTGATATTCCAAATTTTGAAAAACCAGCTGATGGTGTGTCTGCCGCATTTCAAAAAGCGGTTGCAGCTAAAATACCATCTACTGATCCTATTGTAGAAACTGTTGCAACATTTACCTTCAACGATACTTTTACTTCTTTGAAGACTACCGCAGCAAGTTCAGTTTTAACTACCTCAACTACTTTACCTACAGTAGATACTGCACAACTTACGGTTACAGAAAAATCTACAAATATTACTCAAGGAACAATAACTAAAGCAGTAACAACTGCTGAAGATGCTATTGAAGGTGTGGGTGCAGAACTTAAAAGAAAAAATGTTAGTGCTGCTGGGTTTGTTTCTAGGCCGGTGCGTATGCGTGCGAGGATTTTGGATGATAATGTTTCTGGCGTTGTCGATCTAGATTTTACATTACCACTTATTCCAACAAGAGTAGTTTATCTTTATGGTTATGATGAAGAAGGGAGAAGGTGGAGGATATATGAAGCTCCACTATCAGAAAAACGAAAAGCACGTTTTGATTCATTTACTATAGTAGGAAACGAAATAACAGTACAATCTAATTTAAGAAACTATGCTGAAGCACCAACTACTAGAGGCCGAACCCGAAACAAAGGAACTTTTTTTAAAATCGGATATTATATCAACTCTACATATGATCCAAATTATGGAGTTGACTAAACTGTATAAATACAGATATAATAGTATGAACTCTAAAAAAAAATAAGTTTTCTTTATAAATAAATGTAACAGGAGTCTAGCTTAATGGCATCACCAACCGCATTTCCAGATGCACAAGGTCAAAATGATATTGAACGTAATGTGCGCCAATATCGTGATTTGGATTTGTTCTTTGCAAAGACTCAAGCATCTAAGGATGTAAGAAAGGTTACAGATATTGCGGCAGTTAAAAGGTCTGTTCGTAATCTTGTTTTGTTGAACCATTATGAGAAACCCTTTCATCCAGAAATTGGTTCTGGTATTAGGGATATGTTATTTGAGAATATGAGTAACATGACAGCTTTTATTCTTGCAAAAAAGATAGAAGATGTTATTGAAAATTTTGAACCAAGGGTTAGACTTATTAGTGTTAGGGCTGACCCAAATTTAGATCGTAATGAATATGAAGTGACAATTGAGTTCTTTGTTGTTAATGCACCTACAGAGCTTGTTGACTTAACAGTATTTCTAGAGGTATTACGATAATGGCAATCAACAATAAAAGATTAGAAGTAACAGAATTTGATTTTGATGATGTAAAAGATAATCTTAAAACATTTTTAGGTGCTCAAACAGAATTTACTGATTATGATTTTGAGGGTTCTGGTATGAGTGCGTTGTTAGATGTTCTAGCATACAACACTCACTATCTTGGTTTCAATGCAAATATGTTAGCAAACGAAATGTTTTTGGATAGTTCATCATTAAGATCAAGCGTTGTTTCTCACGCAAAGACATTAGGTTATGTACCATCTTCCGCTCGTGCTTCAAAAGCAACAGTAGATGTTACTCTTAATACGAATGACACTTCTGCAACTATGCCATCTGGAACTGTTTTCAATACAACTGTGGATGATGTATCTTATCAATTTTCGACTATTAGTGATGTAACAAAATCTAACACTGGTAATACTATTCCTTTTGTTGGTATTGATATCTACGAAGGTTCATTTATTACTACAAGGTATACAGTAGATTCTTCTGATGTAGATCAAAGATTTATCATCACAGACAATAGAGCTGACACTACTACTTTAACCGTCAAAGTGCAAACATCATCTACAGATTCATCTTCTAATACATTTACAGAAGCAACAGATATAACACAAGTAACAACTGGAAGTAATGTTTATTTTTTACAGGAAGTTGAAGCTGGATTGTTTGAAGTTTATTTTGGTGATGGTATTATTGGTACTGCTCTTTCTGATGACAACATTGTTATACTTACATATGTCGTATCAAACAAAACAGCAGCTAACGGAGCTTCTATTTTTACAAATTCTGCTGCGATTGCAAGTATTACAGATGTATCAGTTGCAACATCAGCAACTTCAACTGCTGGTTCAGAACCAGAAAGTATTTCATCTATTAAATATAACGCACCTTTAGATTTTGCTTCTCAAGGTCGTTGTGTTACTTCAGAAGACTATAAAGTTTTTGCAAAAAAGTTTTTTCCTAACACAAAATCTGTTCAAGTATTTGGTGGAGAAGCTGGTTCTTTTGATACAAGTCTTGGTGTTGTTGATACTCCAGAATATGGAAAAGTCTTTATATCAATAAAATCTACGACAGGTAATGCTTTAACTGCCACTCAAAAAACTCAGCTAGTTACTGATCTTGCACCATTTACAGTAGCATCTATAACTCCAGTTGTTGTTGATGTACAAATTACAAAACTTATTTTACAAGTAGTCTTTAAATTTGACTCTAGTAAGACAACAAAAACTTCATCTACATTAGCATCTAATATTTCTTCTACATTAACAACTTTCAATACTGATTCTTTAGGGCAATTTGAAGGTGTGTTTAGACATTCAAAAGTAACAGGACTTATAGATGGTGCTGATAATTCTATAACTGGTAATATTACAAAAGTAACAATGTCTGATGATCTAACACCAACAATAGGTACATCAACGGGATATACTATTCGTTTCAATAATAAGTTATATAATCCTCATGCTGGTCACAACTCAGCATCTGGTGGTGTGATATCTTCTACTGGATTTAAGATTAGTGGAGATACTACTAATGATATGTTTTTTGATGATAACGGTAGTGGAGTTTTAAGACTTTATTATCTTGTAGCTGGTGTAAGAATATATCAAGATGCAACAGCTGGAACAGTAGATTATGCAGCTGGTAAAATTGTTATCAATAGTATTAATATAACAACAATATCAAGTGTTGATGGTGCAGCTTCTAGTATAATAAGAGTTACAGCAATTCCAGATTCAAGCGATATTGTTCCTTTACGTAATCAACTATTAGAAATAGATTTTATTAACACTACTGTACTAGGAGAAGTAGATACTGTATCAACAGGAGATTCGGCCGCAGGGTCAACATATAATACAACCTCTAGTTATACAACGCCGTCGAGTTATTAACAGATGGCTCCTTTTGATAATCCATATTCATCAGACTTGACAACTAAGCTTAGTCCTTTAATAGAAGGTCAAGTTCCTGATTTCATACAAGCAGACCATCCTCTATTTGTAAAGTTTCTAAAATACTATTATGAGTATTTAGAAGCTGGTGAATTACGAGTCAATGTCAATGTCGATAATCTACTTTTAGAATTAGAAACTCCATCAAGCGTTATTATCGAACCAGCTAGAGATGCTCTTGGAGCTCCACTATCTAATGAAGTAGGTGGTAGTCAAATTGTTTTAGAATCTGGTTCTGGTGGTGATGGTAAATTTGTTGTTGGTGAAACTATTACTGGAACAACAAGTAAAGCTACTGCAAAAGTTCTTGTTGATGATCTTAAAAATGAAACAACACCAAGGATGTTTATAACATCTCAACAGCAATTTCAGACAGGCGAAACTATAACAGGAGGCACTTCTGGTTCTACTGGTACTGTAGATAGATACAGAGCAAACCCTGTACAAACATTACAACAATTATTAGAATACGCAAACGTAGATAATACCATATATGATTTCTTGGATCAACTACGTGAATCATTTATGAACGCAATACCAAACACTTTAGCTGATGGTCTTGACAAAAGAAATTTAATAAAAAATATAAGAGAGTTGTATAGAGCAAAAGGAACATCTGAAGGTCATAAAATCTTCATGAGGATGTTGTTGGGAGAAAATTCTGAAGTAACTTATCCAAATAAATTTATGATGAGAGCATCAGATGGTAATTGGGTCAATAAAGTAATATTAAGATGTACTCCTGGCGTAGATGCTATTGCAACAGAACTTGTCAACACAACAGTTACAGGCAGTAGTTCTGGTGCAACAGCTGTTGTTTCTAGTGCATTGAGTACAGCTGAAGGTGGAGAGTCGATTGTTCAATTTGAATTAAATCCTGTTTCTATTGTTGGAACATTTACAGATGGTGAAACTATTTCTGGAACTTCTACTGTTAAAGATGTCACTATATCATTTACAATTAGAGGTATGGTTTCAAACTTCAATGTAACTAATGGTGGTATTCTTTATGATGTTGGTGATGTAGTAGAATTAGATGCACAAACTGCAATCGGTAACGGTGAAGCTTTAGCAAAAGTTGCTTCTGTTAAAAGAGGTAGTGTTAGTGAAGTTATTATTGATGATGCTGGAACTAATTTTAATGTAGGGGATGTTCTTTCATTTACCACTACAGAATCAAGTACTAACACTAAAGATGCTACTGGATTTGTTTCTGTTATTGATGGTTCTTTAATAATGGATGGTACAGATTCATCAGCAACAGATGCTGGAAAACTTTTAGTTCTTGAAGCAGGATCAAATTCACAACTAGAAGAGTTTCAACTTGTGTTGGATGGTGGTGGTACTGAGGCTACTGCTGTTGTTAATGGTGCAACATCTTCAAGCACTACAATAACATTAGGTGCTACAGCACTTGTTAATGGTGAAATTATTAGTGATACTGATCTAGTGGTAGATGGTAATACGGGAACTATTGAGGTAGGAATGGCTGTTTCTGGAACAGGTGTTGATGATGGAGTAACAGTAGTTACTGTGACAAATCAAAACACTTTAGTATTAAGTGCTTCAGAATCATTAAGTGATAATGTTGTTCTAACATTTACTGATGTAAGTACAATTGTAGTGGGTATGACTATTTCTGGTAAAGGTATAGCACGATCTAGAGGTATTACTGTAACAGCTGTTGCGTCACAAAATTCTATTACTATAAGTTCTGCATTAACTTTAGCAAATAATATTAATATATTCTTTGATAATATTGCTGATGGTGTTGGTGACACTATTGTTTTAGATGGAACAGATAGTTCTTCTACTAATGCTGGTAGCAATATTGTATTAAATCAAAATGGTTATGATTTACAAGAAAGTCTTGATACCTACGGAACAGAAACAGATTCTTTTGCTCTTGAAGAAGGAACGATTGGCACAGGAGTTATTACTAGAATTTTTGTTAGTGATGGTGGTGATGGTTATTCTTTATTACCAACAGTTGGTGTTACATCAACTGGTGGAACTGGTGCAGCTCTTCTTGCAACAACAAAAACTATTGGTGCGGTAGATAGTGTTGATATTACAAACCAAGGATTTAAATATACTGGAGCTCCAGAAGCAGAATTTCACGCAAACTTTGTTGTTAAAGATGTAACAGGAACTTTTGGAGTAACCAATACTCTTACTACACATACAGGTACAGTTAAAAACTTTAATGCTACAACTAAAGTTTTAGAAACTACTTTTGAAGATGTTGTAAGAGTTACTTTAGAAACTGGTATTGGTGGTTTTGAGTTAGAACAAAGTTTATTTGATACAAATGATAGAGATGGTGAAAGTAAAATACAAGCAAATAATATTACTGGATTTGCTCCTCTTGATCAATTAGTAGATGAATCTGGAAATAATCTTGTATTAGATTCTTCTTTTCCTGGCAAGCAATTAGATTATTTTGTTATAGAAGAAGGTACTGCGGGCCGCTCGGGGATTGGACTTGAAACTGGAATAGGAAATATTATACTAGACGGAACAGACAGTTTATCTGCTGACGCTGGAGAGGAAATAATAACAGAAGAAAATGAAAATGGTGGAGATGGATTTCTTATAGAGGAAGATACACGAATTGGTGTATTTTTTCATGAAGGTTTAGATCATTCTGCGATTGCTTTAGAAACAGCTCCTGGCCATGGTACTGGTTCTGTTGACCCTACAAATGGTAGATCATCTTATGATAAATTAATAACAGAACAGAATGGTGATTTATTAATATTTGAAACAGTGGGATTATCTACAGAAAGATATTTTGATGCTGGAAGTCATTCTCGTACTAGATTTGTTACAGAAGAAAGTGCAACTATAGCTACTTTAGAAGATGATGGTGATAATATTTTATCAGAAGATACTCTTGAACAAGTTGAAACTTTCATTGTATTAAATGGTACTGATTCAAGTGGTACTGATGCTGGTAATAATATAGTAAATGAAAGTATAGGTAATTCTATTGTTTTAGATGGAACTGATGCAGATTCATCAAATGTAAACGATCACTTGATAGATGAAGATGCAGCTGCTGACGGAAGTATTTCTCTTGATGGTACAGATGCAAATTCTGCTGATGCTGATGCTAACATAATTAATGAAGACCCTATTGATTTTCTTACAACTCCAGTTACTATCACAGATTCTGGTGGTGCTACTGCAACGATTTCATCTGCTGAGATAGCAAAGGGTACAACCACAATAGGCACTCAAACTGAAACTGTTCCTACTTATGGTTCTAATATTGAAAGTCTTGTTGGAGAAAGTTTAAACCGTTTACAAGATTCTATTTTCTATCAACAATTTTCATATCAGATTGAAACAGGTTCTGGTTTTAATGATTATATAACACAATTAAAGAAAGCTGTACATCCAGCTGGATTTAATGTGTTTGGTAAAGTTTCTGTAGCAACATCAATTTCTGCTGCAATAGGAACAGTTGGTACAAGTCTTGGTGGTGGTTATACTTCTGATACCGATACATTCTCTCCTGTACTAGCTTCTACCTTTGTTATATTGTTTGATGAAAATGTACAAACTCGTATGGGAGTTTCTGAATATGGTGTTAATAATTTTGATGATGAAATTTTATTAGAAGATAGTTCAGACCAAGTTGGTGAGTTACTTCTTAACGGTACAGATTCTAGTTCTACAAATGCTGGATCAAAATTTGTAAGTGAAACACTACATACAAATTTATTAACTGGTGGTGGTATATCAATAACTCATGGAGTTGGAGCTGGAGAAGAAGGTGTTCTTGTTGATGAAACTGATGGTGATAAAATTATTTCAGAAAATACTACAACTGAAGTAATATCTAATATTTTACTTATTGATAACAATCCACCAGATAGTGGCCATGTAGTTTCAACAGATGCTGGTAGTGCTTTTCTTTTAGATGGTATTGATTCTTCTGGAACTTTTTCTGGTGACAACATAGAATTAGAACAAGGAATAAGTGGACAAAATAGTTTCTTTACTTTTGATATAGGTGTTGCAGATGGTGGTAATAGTATTGTAAATGAAGACGGTGGCCATCAATACTTAGAAACTGCTGGTAAAGGTGGTGGAGATAGTTTTGAAAAATCTATTGTATCAACAATAACAAGAAAAGTTCACTTACCTAGTAAACAAGCTTCCTCTTTGACTACTGGTTTAATTACTATAGCAGAAAATACATTTACAGGAAATACTGAAACTGGTCAGATTGAACTTGAAATTGGTACAGCAACATATGGTGTTCTTTCATTAAATGGATTTGAACAAATAAACGTCTTTGGTGGTGTTGATTTAGTTTCTTCAAAGGGCGAGCAATTTTTACTAGAAGATTTTTCAGATCAAAATAATGACGTTGGATTTTCTTTTGATCAATTTGCAAACTACACTACAGATGATATTGTTTTAAATGGTACTGATGGTAGTTCTACTAATGCCGGAGGTAATGTTTTATTAGATGCATTTGATGGAACAGGTAGATTTGCTGGTGATGCAATTCAAGGTGAAGCACAACACAATTATAATTATTTTGTAATAGAAGATATTATAAGGCCAGATAGATTTGTTATTGAACCGATTGCTGGTGGAGAATTATTTGGTATACTTCAAGAGACAGACGAGATAGGTTCATTTAGACAGGAAGATGGAACAACTGTAGCTGGTACTCATGGTGACGAAATGTTGCTTGAAGATGAAACTGGTGTTGGGCGTCAAAATAAAATATCTTTAGAGTTTCAAAGAATAGTTCCAGAAGATGAAGTTCTTAAAAGGAAAACACACGGATTTGATTTTACTGGAACAATACCCCCAGAAAACTTTACAAATTCAGATGTAGAACCTTTTGTTTTACCAGCTGATATAGAATCTAAACCAATATTTACTATGACATTAGAGAGTACTCATTTTGAGGTTACTAATATACAACTTGAAACTGGAACAAATAATGCTCTTGGTGGA